GTTCCCCAAATAACTTCTTTCATAACTTATCCCCACCCTCCTCAAAGCTTGCGCGGATCTGGGCGCATTTTTGCAAAGAGACTTTAGCTCTGCGTCCACCCACTGAATCTTTGCAGTGTTCTTTCTGAATCTCATCACTCGATGATATCTTTAAAAAGTCATCGCAATCGTGGTATTCTTCTGAATGATCCCATGCTGTTTCATCTGCATAAAACTTTAAAGCTTCACTCATATTCTTCAATTGCTCCTCCAACATCGCAATGTACGCGTCTTTGCGCTCGTCGGATGGGGTTACTTCGCGGACAATTACTTCTTCAACCCATTTATACTTAGCAAAATCGTCCATTTTAGTATCACGAAGAACTCCGTCTTGATTATCAATGTACCCAAACCATTCTCTAGGCTTTTTCTCGCTGCTCATTTCAACCTCCCGAAAAGTCCCTCGCGCGTTTTGCGCTTTGGAATGTTTAACTTCTTTCTGATCTCCGTAATCGTCGCGCCTTTGTTTCGCATGCGTACGGCGAGTATCATGAGCCGCAAAGCTTCTTGACGTATTTTGGTGCTTTCTCTTGCTGTGCAGTATCCATCTCCGAACCAAAATACTGGTCGATTTTTTGGCTCAAATAAAGTTTTAAAAAACTCTCTTTCTCCTGCGTTTGCTTCCGCAACACGCATTGCATAGCAAACGACGAAATTTTCTTTCTTTTGACATTCCTTAGCTTTTTTAAATGCGCTTACTCTTAGCTTCATATTTTCCTTTCGATTAACCCGGCCCAAGACTTCTTGGTGAATAACAATTTGGCCCCTGAGCCGGGGCTTCGCTTGTGCGAAATTTTATTAGTTGCCGCCGCCGTAGCTGCCGCCGTAGACGAATCCGTTGCCGCTGCCGTCGCCGTCTCCGTCGCCGTAGCCGTAACCGCTGCCGTCGCCGAAGCCGCTGCCGCTGCCGTAGCCGAAGCCGCCGCCGTAGCTGAAGCCGCTGCCGTCGCCGCTGCCGCTGCCGCTGCCGCCGCCGTAACCGCCGCCGTAGCTGAAGCCGCCGCCGTAGCTGAAGCCGCTGCCGTCGCCGCTGCCGCTGCCGCCGCCGCTGCCGCCGCCGTAACCGCCGCCGTAGCTGAAGCCGCTGCCGCTGCCGTAACCGCCGCCGTAGCTGAAGCCGCTGCCGTTTAGTTGTGATTCGTCCATACTTTAACCCCGTCAATTGATTTTTTAGCCGCTTCAGTTACATCTAAAACTTCGATAACTTGCTTTAGTTCCACGCGGTCTACCGCGCATGGAAATTTACATTCATTTGGTTTCGATGTTCCTTTTTTCGCTAATTCAGAAAGCGAAGCGGCCCCGGCCCAAGACCATAGTCGTCTCGCGTCGCGAACTACCATTTGTGTTGATCCACCTTCCGTTTTTTCGCTTTCAACATATCCGGCGAATACACCTGCCGAATAAGTGCGAATGATTTGATATTTTTTACCTTCGGAATTGAAAGCTGTTTTTGATTCAATTCCTTTTTTAACGTAAACTTCCCCGTTGATTGCAATTTCATTGATTTCTGTTTTCATTTTCTGTTTTTCTTTCTCGCAGTCTTCTGCGCTTTGCGTTTGTTTTTACGGCGTTTAAAATCTTCGTGCAATTCGTTCAACTTCGCGAACGCTTCTTTTGTTATACTAAGTGCGTTAGATTCTGAAATCATGATCGTTCCTTTTGTTGAAAGCATGGGCTAAAACTCGTCTAGCTCTATCAATCGCATACTCGTAATCAGTGTGGCCATGGCCCTTTAAATAGCGAGAGGCCGTGGAAAGCTGATCTGCAATTTTAATAAGTTCTTGCCCCGCATCGTAAAGGCTCATCTTTTGGTCTAAGAAACGAGCATGCCGACTTAGCATCATTTCAGTCACCCACTCTGCCTTTGGTCCTTTTAAGTCGGTATAAAGCTTTAAATGATATGCCCAAAGTCCTTCCCTTAATTGAACCTCTGTAATCTGGAACTTCTTATTAAAAAGAACACCCCAAGTGTTTACTTGATACTTATTTTCGTTCATACATCGCTCCTTAGTATAGTAACTATTGCTGGGAAATTTTCAGGGTTCCAATCAATATCTCATGATTTCCAAGATCAATCTTAGAAACCGCTCTAAGAATCTTTACTTCTCTAATTACCATATCTTGTAGGCTACAGTCTCTCATCGTGTAAGCCTTTCAAAAGTAACTGGGATCAAATCCAAAATTCTAGCTAGGGTATCTACTGTAATCCCTCTATCTCCCTTTAAAATTAAGGACACATGAGGCTGTGATAACCCTGTTTTTTCAGAAAATTGTTTTTGGTTAATATCTAAAAAGTCCAGTATTTCTTGTAAGTTTTTACCAATCTTCAATGAGTTCATTTTATAAACGCTCCTTCTACAATTATTTTGTTTCATGCAACAAAGAATAACAAGCTTTCTCTAAAAAAGCAAGCTTTTTTAGAGAGATTCGATATAATCCTTTAACTCATCGGAATATTTGAACCATTCCCCACGAATCTTAAGCCTTATGAATCTTTTGTGTAGATTTCTCTCCTGAAGCATAGTGCCTTCAATGACCTTTAGCACGTCATAATCGTATGGAGAGTATTGAGTGTGCAGCTTTAAACGCCGCTCCATCGTCGTCCGAGTGAATCCAATTTTCACGCAATCTGTTTTTTCAGCGAGTAGGAAGTAGATATAGCCACGGTGTTTCAACGCCTTATCCATGCTTATATTGTAGCACACAGATTTTGTTTGCCTTCATAAAAATTTATGCCTAACCTAAGTACGGGCACAAATATGAACGAAAAATTAATTCAACTAGGCATTGATCCATCGTCTATCAAACCAAACACTACAGTTTCAACTAAATCAAACCATGGTACCGTTTGGGTAAAGCACTATGCGCTAACCATTAGGATGATTTTATTTAATGTTCTAATCGTCGGTTCCTACTCAGGGTTAGAACTAGGGGAGGATGGAAACCGCGTACTTACCCTCTGGGAGCCCGTTGACGAGCTTCCAGAGGGTAGTATTGACCCCCTTGAAATTATCCAAGAGATTGAGAAAGGGGTGAAAGAAGAGGATGTCAGACAGAAGAAAGAGAAGCTAGTTATTAACGAGCGAGTAGCTCGTGAAGCTCAAAAGTTCATCGAACAGTTGCGCTCTAGCGGTTATGTTAACGCTGTAAATAGCCCTTATTTAACCCGAAAGAAAATTGAGACCCAAAAGGGTACTTACATAGACCAAAGCGGCACCTTAATCATTCCTATGGTTGCCGAACGCGGCTTTGTTTGGAACTATCAACGAATTACACCAGAGGGCGATAAATATTTTCTTGCTGGGGGCCGAATTTCCGGCTGTTATCATGTCGTTTCAACCGGAACGACTAACACTATTTTTGTTGGCGAAGGCTATGTAACTTGCGCTAGTGTTGCCATGGCCTTCAAAGAACAGAATAAACGCCCTATCGTTATCTGCGCGTTCAATTCGGGGAACATGCCTCATGTCGTTAAGGCGATGAAGGCGCTACACCCTGACAAGAAAATCATTGTATTAGCTGATAATGACCAATGGAAAGAAAGAAACACTGGCATTCTAACTGCACAAAAATGCGGTGAGGCTTTTATTACTCCTCAATTTAATTTAGAGGACGAAGCGGTTCAGGCTTTAAAGCCAACCGATTTTAATGACCTCCATACCATTATGTCTCTAGGTGAGGTCTACCGTCAGATTCACGGCGGCTTAGAGCTTATTAATAACGCGACAAAGAAACGAGAAGAGGCGGCGCTATCGGCCAATATTAGCGGCGAAGATGAGACGGAAATTTCTGTAGCACGTAAGCTTGTGACGCATTTTGGAGACTCCATCATAGCTTGTGGCGAAGACTTATTCGTCTGGGATTCCGGTAATGGCTATTGGAAGCATTTGGAGAAGGGCAATTTCCAAAGTATTATGCAGATTATTATTCGTTTTTTTGGGGACTCTGCCACGGATAAGAAAGTAAAAGGGGCTTTTAACTTGTTCCGAGTCTGTATCTCGCAAGTTAGCCAGGATATTTTTACTCAAAAGAAACACCTCTGTAATTTTAAAAATGGGACGCTCGTGCTAAATGAGGGCAAAGTATGGCTAAAGCCTCATGACAAGCGCGATTTACTTACTTATTCGCTGCCTCTTTTGTGCCCACTTAATGCGGCGAACAAACTGGAAGGGGGGGATTATTCCCCTCCTGAAGGTTTATTTCGAGGGCTACTCAGACAAGTCTCTCAAGATAACCCTGAAACTTTGAGACTACTTGCTCAAATGTATGGTGCCCTTCTATTTCCTGTACATCCTCAGATTTTCTTTATCCTAGGCAAAGCTAATAGTGGTAAGTCTACAATTGCTAAGGTTGCTTTAAATCTCGTGGGTATTCAAAACTGCTCCAGCGTCTCCCCAAATCGTTTATTCGGCTTCAATTTGCATCAGACGATGGGTAAGAGAGTTAACTATGACCTCGATATCCCTACAAAGTTCCCTCTCACTGATGACGTTCTAAAGAAAGTTATCGATCAAGTGCCTATTCAAATTGAGAGAAAGAACCGTGACGCCGTGCAAGCTACTCTCCCGCCAGTCCATCTTTACGCCGGGAATGACTTACCGAATCTTGGGGAGGGTAACGCTAAACCTTTCGAACGTCGGGTAAGCTTCATTGAAGTAAAGTCTCAAGAGATCAGGGAGCCTATTCGAAACCTTCACGAGCAAATTTTAGAGAAGGAGCTAGAGCACGTTTTAAACTTCGCTATTCAAGGCGCTTTGAGCCTTAGTGAGTCGGGAGGGGCGTACCTACAGACTGAGGCTAAAAAGGAGTCTCTGAGGGACTGGGAGCTAGCAAGCTCACCTGAAAAGGATTTCTGGGACCAATTAAAAAGTGACGGGGTGCCCGTTTACGATGATGACGGTAAGTCTACCGGGGATCGATTATTCTATGAGGTAGGCAAAATGGCGATGAGGCCCCTAGTGTACCGAACGGCTAAGAAAGTCATCGGCCAGCAATTTAGAAAGCATTTGCTATTTAAAGAACTTTTTAAAAATGGGGTTTACGAACACGCAAGTAGCGGGGTTGTATACTTTGCCAATTTAACGGTTAGATTAGGCAATCAAGAGATTTAATGCCCACGGCCACACAACCAAAAGGCATGAAAAAACCCCTATACGTCGTCAACCGTATAGGGGTTTAGTTACTTTCTGCCCTTAATCGCGGCTAGTAAGGCCATGAAAAAGATAATGATAAAGGAGACACCGCCCCCATGCTCATTATGTTGATGATGCCGCATAAAGCCTCCCGTTTTCCTCGGTTGGTTATGCTATGAGGAACTTACTGAATAACCTCTAATTCTTTACGGGAGAAAACAAATTGTTGCGATGAGCCCCATTTAAGAACCTCCACCACAAAATTTCCTTCTCCCGTCCGTTGTCTAATTGTGCCTATGTGCCCCTTTAAAACGGGGCTTAATATCCTCACCCGTTGCCCTAGTTTCATTGGATAGCGGCATGAGCGAAGCGAATGGATGCCCCACTAGCCGCATCCATACTCATATTTTTGATAGTTTGCTGCCCTTGGATGAAAGACTTGATCTGCCCAACGATAAGCCCCGCGATAGTTAAAGCACAGTAACTCGTGGCCTTGGCAGTGCAAGGCGTCTTTTCGGCCTCGTCGTCAGAATATAGGCTTTTAGCGTAAATGTCGCGCGTAGGCTCATCAAAGGCCGTATAAAGGAGAATCTTTTCAGCCCCCATGCGGCCATCAATCATGACAACATCCTCGCAAAGGTCCGCTGTAATTTCGGCACGGGCTTTCATTGAATCAACGGCTAACACCACGATGCCCTCGACTGCGCAAGCATCTAAGGGTGAAAATAACATGGGCACTGTTTTGATTTCGCATCCCACGTTTAAACAAATTTCGCGCAAAGCCTCGACCTTGTATTTGCCAATGTCGCTAATGCCATAGAGTTGATTGCCGACGTTCTCAATGGCTACCTTATCGGGGTCATAGACTCGAATATGCTCAAAGCCCATTTTAGCCAGTGCAAAAGTTACCCACGAGCCGATACCGCCCGCCCCAATAACTGTGATGGGTTTTTTGAGCCCATCGCCTGAAATTAAATCAAAATGACGCGTTAAGTGTTTCTTGTCTCGTAGGTCGTTAGCAACTTCTAAAGGTGTATTACTCATAATTAACATTTGATTTCTCCTTATTGCATTTTGTTTCGGTCATGAACGGGAATATCATCATGATGGGCATAGTTCTCTTCGTTTGGGTCATATTCGGCGTCCACATCGTCTGCGTCCCTTTGGCCCCACGCCTTTTCAATTAAATCATTTCGCTCCATTAGGAACTCTTTTTGCTCTAGGGCCATGTTTTTATACTCGATAATCGCGTTACGACGATCCGTTTTGCTTGCTTTAGCCCGTTTTAAAATCGGGATAATTTGCTCTAACGTCGAATCCACAGCGCTTTCAGAGATAGCAAAAACTAAATCCTGACTTAAAGCATTCAGAAGCTTTCTATCTGCATCTTCTAGCTTTGTCTCAAAATGGGGCAGGTCAAAGTAAGCTTTAGGGGCATTTCTGGCGGCATTCTCTACCGCTTGATGCCCGATTCTAGCTAAGTTGCTCCCCGTGTAATCTTTGTTAAAGGGGTCAACGACATTTACGGCCCTTGGCTTACATTTATCCTCAAAATCGGCTGACCACGCTTTCTTAGTTTCCTCGGTAGCGATATTGTGAACAATTTGAGTAGCGACATTATCAAAATAAAGATGGGGGCTTAACTCTGTACCTTTGAGCCATACTGCTCCCCTCATTTCTTTTTTCTTGTTAAACACAACGGCCACACAAAGCCCCTGTGCTCCAATTTCTTTGATCGTGTCAATGTCAGTATTAGACCAAAAAACTCCCATGTTTACGTGTGAGTGCCACCAAAAATATAGGCCCCCTACTGAGTTTCGAAGGTCATACATGGCCTTCGTTACCGCATGAGAATCGATTTCCGTATGCGTTGAGGTATTCACTTGCTTTAGAAGGGTAATCTCTGTAACGGCGTATCCTTCCGGGGTTACAACAACCTTTCCTAGGCCTGAACACTCAATGTCTGACTTATCGACGTAAAACTGAATTTGCTCATAAATATGGTACGGTATTGAAATTTTCATTAAATAGCCTCTACTTTCACTAAATTGCCGTTATTACGGAATAATCTCTTATCGATTGCACTCTGAAATAACGTGTCAATACCAACGTAAGGGGTACTTGAAGTGTTAAAACGAGTCATCGTCGTGTATAGCTCGGTTAAGGCATCGCAAATCTGGCCATTCCGAATTTTAGAGTAAACTGAGTCAGAGTTAGCGCCCAAGCAAACATCTTGATTATGGATGTAGGGCCCTGCGCTAGCTGTAAAGTTTTCCTCTATCGGAATGAAACGAATATTTAGATGGTCCAAAGAAATGATGAAATTAAACTTACCAGCGTTTATTTTATTGCCCTCCCAGGTGTAGAAAACGTCTTCCAGTGTCTCAACCCGAATAACCGTACCTAGAGATCTGCCACGCTTAATAATTTCTTTGATGCGTCTCACTTTGAAAAGAGGGTGCTCAAAAATATCTGGTGAAATGAGTGGCGGCAACGGTTGCGGCGTTTGAAATGATAGACGGATAGTGCCAATGGATGTCCTGCGGTCCGCTGTTTTAATAGCTTCAGTAATCCGAAGTAGCTGGGCAATATAGTCGGTTTGAATCTTTTCGTTATAAGCCTTGACGAAAAGAACGGAGCTTCTATTCTGGCGTCGCTTTGGTGCTTTGGGTTTAGGTTTTTGATTGAATTCAAAAATGGCCTTAAGAACCTCTTCCTCTGTGGTTAGGTCTTTAACAAGCTCTCTTACTTCCGCAGTCGCAGCGATTACGTGCAAGAAATTTGCTTTATTGAACGGGCGAGGGGTAAGCTTTTCTAAAGATGTCCCTAGTAAAATCGTGTTCTTAAGAATCCATCCGTCGATAGAGGGGTCAGTCGAGAAGTGAGCCTTTCGCATGGTAGCGTCAGTCATATTGGCATTGTTTAAAATTGCCCCTATTAAATTTGCCTCATCTAATCTAGCACCCGTAAAATCAGCACCCGTAAAATCGCAGTATGAAAAACATGCCCTATGGCCTATGATATTTACAAAAGAGGCCCCTCTAAAGTCGCTACGGTCAAAAATTGAGGGCCCTAATTCTGCTCCCTCAAAATTAGCATCTCTCGCTTTTAGACTAACGGCATTGTTCGTATAGATTACTGCGCCGGACAGGTCGGCACCCTCAAAATTGCACTCAGTTAAATCTGTAAACCTAAATTCAGCCTTTCTAAGGTTAGCCCCTTGGAAATTACAAGCTTTCAACTGGCTGCGGTCAAAGTCTACTCCCTCACAATTTGAACCCGAGAAATCCGCACCCGCAAAACTCCTCCCAGAAAAGTTAACCCCACGAAGATCAAGATTCGCAAAAGTAACATCCCCCTTGTTCCTGTGGGCCCTCTCCAATAATTGTAATTTAGCCTCACTGAAAAGAGGTTTAATTGGCTCTGAGTTTTCCTCTGCTTTCATTTCTTTGATTTCTTCCATATTGTTTCTTTCCGTGCCTAACGCATTAAATAGGTCTATAAAACGTATATTTCGGGCGGCTAGGGCTTGCGTCAAAAAATTTTGATATTGTCGAGATTCCACTATGGGTCTGGGCCCATCATTATAAAGACTTGCCAAAACTAACGTTTGAGCCCTAAAAATGTCTTGGGCTGCCTCAGTCCCAGAATTTTCCTGCGAATCCATGTAAACCTTTCTAAATAAAAAGGGCTAAAGTGTTACCTCTAGCCCTTTTATTGGGTTCATTCTTTAATCAATCTACTCGATTGAATGTAAAATTACTTACGGCCACCTTTGACAGATAGCGCGAAAGATACGTGCTGATAGTCTTTTAACGAGCTATCCATTAACGCAGTCTCGCCGTTAATTGCTGCCGTGTAATTGCCTGATAGACCGAGTTGGTCGAAAGCGTCGCGAACGGTTTCAGCTTCGATAACTTTTGGTGAGCCGCCTAATACTTGTGCTGTGATGTTCTTTGCCATGATTATGTTCCTTTGGAGGTGTAAAGCCCCTGCCTTGCTCGTTTATGGTATTGAAACGGGCACCATTGCCCGAGCCAAAAACCCAATGACCGTAACGAATGCCTCGCCTCTTCTATTGCTTGTGCCAGGCACGCGCTCAAAAGGTTTCTTTCGCTACGGCTTTGAGGCTTTGGGTTACTTTGAACGGTATTTGTCATTAGACTACCGAGCGTTAGACTTCGCCCAGGGCTCAACCTATTTAGCTAAGGGCCTCCACCCTTCAGCCGTTTTAATTTTGCAGCCGTCCCTAACAGTCCATCGATGCTGGGCACCTAATTTGCTTGCGCGAGTAGCACACTCGTCTTGCAGGCAAAATAGAATGACGAAGGTTAACGAAAGCGATAAACTAAGTAATACTTTAAACATTAATAAACCCCCCAGTAGTCTTTGCACTGATACGCATTTGAAGGCGGCGTATTCAGCAAACACTGGCTGTAGCCCTCTAATTGCGTAGATGTACACTGACCGTAAAGTAACGGCCCTCGACATTGAATGATAGGCATTCGCTGACATTGGTCATTGCCGCAAGCTGTTAAGCTTAGTAAAATTAAAAGCCATGGTTTCATGATGCCTCTACCTTCTGTTCGATCCATTTAAGTTCTTTGTCGCCTTTTCCAAAGCCTTCAATTTAGCGTTGTACTCAATGGCCTTTTCGTATGCTCTATCAAGCGCTTCCATTCGTGCCTTGTCGCCTTTGCGAGTACGCGGCCACCAATACGCATTGTTACTCAGCTCAGCTCGGTGATATGCCGCGTATGAGGTGAGCTTCAAAAAAGTATGGTAGTCATCTAAAAAAGGTGGACAAACATCTTGCCAAGTCTCGCGAACAGCTCGACAAAGCCCAATCCCTAATCGTGATTTTGAGCTAAATGCCCCATATTTATGAGACTTAATAGCTTTAGCTAGTTTTTTCTTAGCCCTCAGAAAAACATCAGGTTTTAACGGAAAACCGGATAGTTCTTCTCTTAAAGAGTCTTTTGCCATTAGCATTACACTAAATCCTTTACAATAGGTTCACCCTTAGCTACGTGCTTTGTCGCTTTGCACACATAGTACTCATATCCCTCACTGGCCGTGAAACGTTTAGCCGCATTCAAGGCATCCTCTTCAGTGGCATAGGTAGTGGCACCTCGCCCCACGAGCCCCACGATGACAAACTTAGCCCCTTCTTTACGGGAATTCCTCAAACTTAAAAGTAGCTCTGTTAATTGTCTAGCCTCATCCTCGGATAATGTGGGTAAATGTGTTACGAGCGCTTGTTTAAATATGCTCATTAGATGGCCTCCACGGATTTAGCAATTGGTCCCTTGGCACCTTCGTATAGATCAAATTGAACCTTTTGGCCTTCGTGCAAGGTCTTGAAACCGTTGCCGCGTACCTCTGAGTAGTGGACAAATATGTCCTTTCCCTCATGCGTGATGAAACCAAATCCCTTTGGTTCATTGAACCATTTGACCACGCCGTCCACGGGTGCCTTTGGTGCGTCTGGGTTTTGCGGGCGTTTCTTGCGCTCTTTTTGTTGCTCGAACATGCTACATTACTCCTCTTAGGGCCATGCCATAGGTCATGAATATTGCGGTTAAAAACAATGTTCCCACGAATAGGCCAACTAAAACTATTCTCTGCTTCGGCATAACTACTCCTCGTCGCTAACAGGGTTAAGGTCGAATAGGTCTTCCATGTCATCCAATGGATGCGCTAGAAAATCGTCGTAGTCCTCGCCCTGTGCTTTGATTGCTTGATTTAAAAAATCGGTGTTTACTTCTGGCATGCTACCCCCTGTGATGCTTAATACGTTAATCTAAATACAAAGGCACTAGGTTGCATATGGCCGCACGTTTAGTCGTCAGTTATGGGGATTATTCCCTCAGATTCGGACTTATATAGACTAATCTTAGCCTCTGCGCCTTTGCTCATTAGTGCCTTTGTACAGGATTATAGTGCATCCCTCGTGCCAAGCCTCTGACGATCTATAAACGATTTGACATGATATTGACGCTGGTTAGTCAGAATTTATTACAAGAATAGCCAGGTAAAAGTTGCAAAATGTTCAATGACTACCCATGTTTACATGATGTGTTGAGGGTTGCTGGGAATAAAAAAGGCCGGGATTGTGGCCCCGGCCCTTAGTTACTTTGGTTTGCCTTCGCTTTTTTTAATTACTGCCCCCTGCTTCGGGTTTTAAATTTTAGCGGCCTTTTTCAGTCGTCCATCTTTGCGCCGTACTTGCGTTACTTTGCGCGAAGTCAAGCTCACTATCATCCATTAGTCGGCAAACAATCCAGGCGACGTCAGATTGGTCGAAGTTATCGAATAAATCTCTTTCATCTCTGAATTCATCGATGATTGATATTCTTTGCTTAGAACTTAACTTTTTAAAGTCGGCAAGTGCTTCCCAAATTTCATCCAGGTCTTCCGTTGTTCTTTCTAAATCGATATGCGTGAATGCGGACCCGTTGATTCCTTCAATCAATGCTCTAAATTTCTTTTCGCCAAAATTGCATGCTTGTTTTTTCATCTGGCTATACCTTTTTAAGGGTTACTTCGTACCCCAGGGCCTTTGAGATCTTAAGGAAGGATTCAAGTGTGAGCTGATCGGTTACGCCGCTCTCTAGCTTACTGATGGCCGATTGTGAGACTTTAGAAGCTATGGACAGATCTACTTGAGTCATAGGTCTGGCTTGGCGTGCGCCTGAAACTAGGAAGCGGAAATCGGAAACGGTTTTTATATGCATAGAGGCTAGGATATACCATGAAGAATATGAATGCAAGCATATTTTTAGCTATTTTAAATAGTGCCTTTGTGCCTATGTATTTTGTTGTGTAATAAATGGGTTTTGGCAATTCTTTAATTTGACGCAAGATTCAGCAATCTCTGACGCGCCCCCTATTCGCACCGCACAATGCCTAACGAGTGTTAGGAAAAAGAGTAAAACATTGTGTAAAAATTCCCCCGCCCAAAGGCTCGAAAACACTAAGAGAAGAGTAAAACCATTTTTTCTACTCTATGTAAAAAAAGTTATTCCATAGGCACACCGCACCGCAATACGAACCCCCCTATGCTACTATATCTCAGTAGCCAGCCGATCAAAGTCGCTGAACCATTTTGCACTGAGCAATTGCGTCATAACCCCGAGCGAAAGAATCGTGCCAACCTGCGCGCTATGTGTCATTGGCCCAAAGGCCCATAGTCTCTTCCCAGGCCCCCAACCAATGAACCACTTAACCCACGGCCACGGCTTGCCTTAACCCTTGGCCCATAGGCCCTGCGTGCCCGCTGTAGCGCGTTTAACGTGGACACTAGGGCCTTTGTATATGTCGCGAGTAGATACTCTGTAAAGGGATTCTTAGGGCCTTTGGTAACGTGGTGCAAAGAGGCAGTGTGTCACGGAGCCAAAGGATTTCTTTACGGGGGGAGGGGGGTCTTCTATTCCAAGAGTATACGTATAGTGCCAAAGGCCCATAGGTTCGATTCACCAAATATAATACCTGACTCTTTAACTTTGTACTTGCAATACATTAATAATATGGCAATGCTGATCGTAGTATGTCAAAAACACCAATTGGCGAGAAAACATTAGCACCTCTAGTCGGTATGCCCGATGGATCAATGATCCAAGGAACCCCTCAAATTGTTAATTATACGAAGGAAGTCCTCCGCAACCCACTAGATACCTCAGACAGTACTTCTCAATCTGCTATTTCACTTTTACCGCCAGAAGAACGTTTCATTATTGAAACCCACACAAAGCGTAACCCAGATGTATTTAAGATGTCTGAACGTAACCTATTGAACCATATGAGCGCAATGGGTTTTGATCCTTCGTCCACTGAAAATCTATTGCGAAATCGCTTCTGGCTTGAGTATGACCATGCAGTGACAGGGGGGTTCCCCTCTATTCGAATTAACGAAGTAATTAGAGGGGTGTGCTCGTTTAAATTTTTTAGAGAGACGTTTCTAGCCAATCAGTTCATGGTTGCCTACCTTATGCTTCCCCCTATCAATTTCAAGGTGAAGCAAGAGGAGACATTACTTTTTGCCTTAGATAAACTTAGACAAGTTTTGGACCTTCCGTCTCGCAAACCCAATGGCGACGTAGACATGAGCGTAGTAAAGGCTCAAATGGGTATCTATCATATTTTAGAGCGTCGCGTGCAGGGGGAGGTCATCCAAAAGACAATGAATGCCCATGTTATTGCCCCGCTTCACCCAGCGACACAGGCAGAGCAAGAGCAGCTTTCAGAGGAACAAATTATAATGAAAATGCAAGAGCTTGTGGATAAAAAGAAAGCAAGAGATACCACGAGAGCAGCTATGTCCGATGTGTTCACTGTGAAAGGTACGCCAATTGTCACAGACTAGAGAACAGCTTATTGCGCATTACAACCGATTAAAGGCAGCAGAGGAGCTAGTTGCTCAGCGCGAGCAGATGCTTCCCCATCTCTATGCCTACGGCTGGTATGAATGGGCGTTAGACTTCCTACACACAACTAACAAAGTTGCCTTACTAACGGCAGGTAACCAATTATCAAAGTCGTCAAGTCAAATACGTAAGATGATACATTGGGCCACAGAACCAGCGTTATGGCCTAGACTATGGGATGAGACGCCTAATTTATTCTGGTACCTCTATCCCTCGCAACCCGTTATTAACCAAGAGTGCGCGACTAAGTGGGAGACTAAATTCCTTCCACGAGGACCAATGAAAGATGACCCACAGTATGGGTGGAAATGGATTAAAGACGGTATCAACTATAAAGGTATCTCGTTTAATACTGGTATTTTACTCCTGTTTAAGTCTTACTCACAACGTTCAGACGTACTACAGACTGCATCAGTACACTATTTAGGGTGCGATGAGGAGTTAGACGTAGACCTATACGACGAGTTAATGTTTCGTACTGCTGCGACCAAAGGTTACTTCAGTATGGTGTTTACAGCAACAAAGGGTCAAGATTTCTGGCGTCGAGCTATGGAGCCGCGCGAGGGGGAGGAAGAGGCCCTTGTTGGTGCGTGGAAACGTACTATTTCGGCCTATGACTGCTTAGAGTATGTGGATGGCCGAAAATCCCCTATTACTCTTGAGTGGATTGCGCACATGCGTTCTCTCTGTAAGAACGAGACTGAGGTACAGAAGCGTATCTACGGGCGTTTTATTAAAGCCGAGGGGCGCGTCTATCCCGGTTTTGACATGCTCACGAATGTTAAGGCACACCACAATGTACCGAAAGATTGGCTAATCTACGCAGGGGTAGACCTTGGTTCAGGTGGCGAGGAAAATGAGACGGGGGACGGTGGCAAGATGAAAAAGCCAGCGCACCCCTCTGCTATCGCTTTTATTGCAGTTGATCCGACATATACAAAGGGCCGCGTATTCCTTGGATGGAGGGGGGACGGGGTTAAGACTATTGCAGGAGATGTATTTGATAAGTACCAAGACCTAGTTAAAAAGAATAACCTATCTATTACTCAAGCTTGCTATGACTATGCAGCAGCGGACTTTGGTACGATTGCTGGACGAAATGGTGTACATTTTTCTAAAGCTATAAAGAAACGGGAAGATGGGATTGGTATTGTTAACACTCTTTTTACTAAGGGAATGCTACAGATTTACGATACACCCGAACTAATGAAGTTGGCCAATGAATTAGCTACTCTTGATTCATTTACGGATAAGCGGCATGCCAAAGATGATTTTTGTGACGCACTAAGGTACGCAGTAATGATGGTTCCTTGGGCATTTGATGATGTAGATAAACAACCGGAGAATAAAAAGAAGGAGACAGATTATGAGCGACAACTTAGAGAACGCAGGGAATTCATCGATGGCAACCAGGAGAATCCGGAGGACGAGGAATCGAACTGGGACATCCAATCAGAGCTTGACGAATGGGCAAGCTATCTCGAATAAGTTGACTAGTCAAGACGTATGCAATATCCTAAAAGAGTGCGCTCAAACTAAAGTCTCCTCACTACGATTTGGAGGGCTTTTTGTTGAATTTGGGACAAGTGAACCGAAGGCCAACCATAGTCGCGGTCAAGTTCTTACGAATGAAGAGCATGATAGACAGAATGACGTTCAGATTCAGAAAGATGCAGAAGAAGCACGTAGAGAATTTATATCTGAACTAAAACTTACTAATCCTGAATTGCTTGAAGATATGGTTGCGGCAGGCGAAATTAAACCAGAGGAACTTGAAACATGATTACTGCTAGTTACAGAGGACAAATTGCGCAAGACTACATGGCAGGTCAGGAAGACCGCGCCAAGGAACAAAAGAACAGTGAAGACAAAAAACTTCTTGCGCGTTTGAACATGGGGTATCGCGACGGTGAGAGTGCTGATAGAGCAATTTTTGCCGAAATGCGTTCAAACCTTCTTCTCGTAGCTGGTGATCATTATATTAAAAAAGAATCAATTATTAATCGCCGTATTCGGGATAATCGTGAGCTTTCTGAGACCCAAAAACTTCGTTTAACAAAAAACCATACACGCCGTATTTGCCACCTTTATTCAAATAATATTCTTGCCCCAGGGCCAAATGTTGGATTTGCCCCTAAAGATGAAAATAGTCTTCAGGATCAAAAACTAGCAGAACTTCAACATGCTGTTTGGATGGATGCCTGGAATCGCTATAACTTAGCCGCACACCGCTATCGTTGGATTGATAGTTTTGTTCAAGTAGGAGAAGTGCATGTACTTATTCAATATGAGGAAGGTACAGGCGATTTCATTGGGTATGAAGCTAAAGTTGATGAATCAGGAATGCCTGTAACTGATGAATATGGCATGTACGTTCAAGATGATAGCAAACCTGTGTTTGGTGGTCGTTTTATATTCCAAGAAATCATGGGTTTTAACCTTATTCGCCCACAAGATTGCCAAGACTTGCGCGAAGCAGAATGGCTTTGTGTTCGCGAAATGGTAGATGTTAAAGCACTTAAGAAGATGTTTCCTAAGTGCGCAGAGATGATTCGTTCCGAAGGAACAGAGTCTCAGATGCTCGTATTTGACGCAACCCAAGGTGGTTATAGCTATGCAAAGAATCAGACGTTAGTTAAAAAATATTTTTATCGAGCAAGTATCAAGTATCCTAGAGGGCAGTTCATTTTTACAACGGGTGACGTTGTACTAGCGCAAGGGGAACTACCGAATGGTATTTTTCCAATCGTTTCAGAACTTTTTGATGAAGTACCTACATCTGCACGCGGTCGTTCACCAATTAAAGCAATTCGCCCTTATCAAGTGGAGATTAATCGATCTGCATCAAAAATTGCAGAACATCAAGTTACATTAGGTGACGATAAATTAATTATTAAGAATGGCTCTAAAATGTCCGCTAGTGGAGCTATGCCTGGGGTTCGTGCTATTTCTGTTTCCGGCGATGACCCTAAAGTTTTACCAGGGCGTTCAGGTGAGCAATATCTTCAGTACATGCTTTCTCAGATCGAAGAGCTTTACAAAGTCATGGGTATCCCCGATGACTTAGCGGATAAAGCGGAGCAAATCCAAGACCCAGCAATTTTACTTTATCGCTCAGCCTCGAAGAAAAAAGTCTTTCAGCGCTACATTTCTAAATTTGAAAACTTCATGAAGAAGTTTGTAGAGACCTATATGGCGCTTGCCCGTATTCATTTGCCGGATGACGCCATTATTTCTGCAATCGGTAAAAATGAAGCTATTAACATTGCTGAGTTTAAGCAGACGGAACCTAGCGGATATGAGGTAAAGATTGAACCTCAGTCTGATGATATCGAATATAAATTTGGTAAGCAAATCGCTATTAACCATATGCTTCAATACGTGGGCAGCCAATTATCGAGAGAAGATATTGGCAAATTGATGGCTGAAATGCCTTTTGCTAACTTTAAAGGAATTTTTTCAGATTTTACTATTGATGATGAAGTGATGAACAATGAAATTCTTGCGCTTGATCGCGGAGAGCAGCCTCCGGTTTCAGAATCAGATAACCATCCTTATGCAATCAAACGATTAAATGCGCGTATGAAGAAGCCGGATTTCCGTTTACTTCCTCCACAAGTTCAAATGTCCTATCAGCAAAAATTACAAGTCCACGTTCAAATGGATGCTTTCCAAAAAGCTCAAATTCAACGTGCAGAACAAGGTTTCATTCCTACAACGGGGGCATTGGTACGTTGTGATATTTATGTCACTGATCCTACTAGCCCTAAGGGTAAGAGCATGAAATTAGAAATTCCTAATGACTCTTTGATGTGGCTTAAAGAACAATTAACTACACAAGGAACACAATTGCAAGAACTGCACTCTTTACCGCAGAACGTTCAAGCACAGGAAGCGCAGTATTACGGGACTGCGGCATCTTTACAAAACGTAGGTGGGCCGCCACCTAATAACCAAGGATTCTAACAACCTACCAAAGTTAGAACTCCCCACCACAGGAGACGTAAATGTCAAAATCATTAAGAGAACAGTTAGCAGAACGCCGTCAACAGTTACAGACCGCAGAGGATACAGGAACCTCAGCGCCAGACATGGAAGAGTTGGAGAACGCTGAAGAAGTTGAAATCGATGCGGAAACACCAGAGATCGAAGAAACTTCGACTCCTGAGTTACCGGAAGAGGCTGAGGTTACGCCGGAGTCAACTGAACCAGTTGTTACCGCAGATCCAGAAAGTGCGCCTGCTGTTGCAGCAGGAGAAGCTTTCGTTCCAGAATTCAAGTATCGCGCCAATGGGCAAGATATGGAAGTTCCAGAATATCTTCGCTCTTTAATCAAGGATAAAGATTCACAGGAAAAAGTCGTTACAATGCTTTCAAAAGCAGAGGGTTTCGACTCTGTATCGGCCCGTAGGGATCAGTTTCGTACGGAACGGGATAGTGCGCGAGGTGAATCTCAACGCTATTTGGGGGCAATCCGCAATATGCAGAATACCCGAGATCGCGGGGATATTGACGGGCTATTAAAGCTCATGGAACTCCCAGAAGAAACCGTTCTTAAATGGGCTACGGAACGTGCCAAATACTACATGGGAGATGAAAATTATCGTCGCCAAGTAGATGAGCAGAATCGTATGCGCCAGGATTCTTGGCAAAAAGAAGATCGAGCAACTGACTACCAAACTAAATATCAAGATTTAGAAGCGAAACAGTTGCAAATGGAATTTAACTATGAAATGCTTAAACCTGAAGTATCTTCATTCGAGACAGCTTTCGATAAAATGGCCGGAAAACAGGGCGCATTCAAAGAAGAAGTCAAGAATAGGGGAGAACTCGCCTACCTTAGAGAGCAAAAAACCATTGCTCCAGGTGAGGTGATTCAGGCAATTATGAAGCAGTTCGGACCTATCGCTCAAGCGGCACCAAAGCCGCAGCCTGCTCAGGCTAGCGCCCAAGCAGCTAAAGTGGTAGTAAAAACAGCTCCAAAAGTTGCCACCATCCCAACGGTAAAAGGCACACAAGCCTCGCCGACTAAAGAAGGGTTCACTTCGATGGACGCAATTAGAAAATATCGTAAGGATACTTACGGAAAATAAAAACATGCTCTTAAGGAGGGCTTAAAATGTCAAACGCTACACAGGCAAACTTTAGTGCGATGTTAGCACAGTTTGCTCCAAATGGTCTTTTCAAGGAAGAAATGGTCAAACGTGACTATATTCTTTCTCAAATTGATAAGGATGATTCATGGATCGCATCTACAGGCGATAGCGCTAACGGTGAAGCAGTAGGTACTGGTTCTGGTATCTTCGGTGGTCCGTTAACAGTTCGTTTCAAAGGTGCTCAAGCTTCGTCTCAGAAAATGGGTGGTTTAACTGCTCAGAACCAAATCACTCAAGCTCGTTACGTGCTTGGTCAGATCTTGGTACAGCCTGAGACTTGGGGTTCGTTGATCTTTAACCACAAAGATATCATGGTTCACGGAAAACTCTCTGAGTTGAACTTCTTGAATGTTCTTGAAGATAACTTAGAAGATTTCATGGAAGTGATGAAGTACAACATTTCGACGGCCTTACTTGAAGGTCCAGCATATTGTAAGGTTATTGCAGCAGTATCGCATACAACCGATACAACTGGTACCGTTCTAGTAGATCGCCCAGATCGCTTACATGTTGGCCAGAAGGTTCTAATCAACCTTCCAGCAGCAGAGGCAGCAGCGTCTCACGGAACTCAACCAATCTACGGATTCATTAAAACGATCAACGTAAACTCATCTTCTGGCGGTCAACCTGCTGGTTCAGTTGTGTTAACGTCTGATATCGGTTTAACTACTCCGATTGATTTCACGGGTGTAATTGCTCGACAAACTGCGGATGGCACCCCATTAACTGGCTATTCACTCGTTGGGGATCTTCCAGCGAATACAACCAAGTTATATATGGATGGTACTCTTGACGGTGTTGCGGGTGCTGGTACAGGGGTGGCTACCTCTGTAATTAACCAGTTCTCTAACTTGAAAGACTTGCTTTTCCCTTACGGAGTAGCGTCAGGTACCTCAGCGGGGGCCGGGTCTCAGTATATCTATGGAGTTCTTAAAACGAACTATCCATACACTCAAGCTATCTATATTGATGGCTCAGGTGCAAGCGCGACTAACTTAGTGAAAAAATGTTTCGCTGGTTTCACTCAGACACGTCGTTTCGGTAAAGGTCGCCCTACCGATATTATCATGTCGTATAATAACCTTGCGGTTGTAATGGCAATTGTTGAGGCATCAAAAGGTGCATTCAACGTGGTCCCAAACAGCTACAAAGCATCTCAATACGGCTTTACTGAAGTCAAAATTGGCTCAGTAACTTCTCAAACTCTTAAATTCGTAGGAATTCAAGAGATGAATGATGATTGGATTGCATATATCGACTGGCGTGCGCTTAAGTTTTATTCTAACGGAATGTTCCGTAAGCATAAAACTCCAGATGGTATTGAGTATTTCACTACTCGTGATGTTACTGGATACCAGTACATTGTGGATATCGCGTTGTACGGCGATATCGTCCTTGAACGCCCAAGTTACTGCGGCGTAATGGGCGACATCAGCATCAACTACGCAACCGCGTTCAGCTAATAGTTCTTTGTCAAAGCCCCTGAGTGAATTTCATTCGGGGGCTTTAAAGAAAGGGCAATTATGACGACTAAAATTCCTGTAAAATCAATTGTAGTCAATGCCGCTACGTTAAATCTTCTCCATACACAGTGGACCGAAGTATTATCATCACTTTTATATGCCGCTGCATATTTTGAGGTATACAATGGAAGCACTACACCTATTCAAGTCGCGGTAGGGCCGAATGGTCAGGAGCAAGCCCTTCCTTACACTGTAATGGGAGGAGGGACTAATGGCGCAGTGGCACAAGCAATTCCTGCTGCTTCTCGAATTTCATTAAAACCAGTTGATACAGACATCACAAATGGGTTTATTGTTATCAACCTTTTTACTGAGGTTACGCAATGAATAAACTTTTAATCCTTTTTATACTCTTGTACAGCCAAGCGATTGCGGCAGTGCAAGGGCCAATTATTTGGGGAAATGATAATAATGCATTGTACTTACCGACCAACAAACCTTCTAGTGGTACTGCATGCCTTGTAGTTGACCCCATTGGAACGATTACCCCAACATCCTGCGGGGGAGGTGGAGGTAGTGGGACTGTTACTAGCGTTGGTTGGGGTAGCACTCCTTCTTGGTTAGTTGGTACGGGTGGACCGATCACAACCTCAGGAACTTTAGGGTTGGCCGTACCTTCTCAATCCCCCAATAAATTTTTAGCTTCTCCAAATGGCTCGACAGGAGCATTATCCCCACGTTCTATTGTTGCAGCCGATGTGCCTACGCTTAACCAAAATACCACAGGTTCAGCGGGGTCACTTAATACGACTTTTTCTACAGGCAATCCACTTATTGGGCAAGGTACTGGTGTGCCAGCAATGGGCACAAAGACAGGTATAACTACTAAATTTGCCACCGCGAATGGTAGTTGGACCGTTGGTAATGGTGTAAAGATTGGTACAAATGGAGACCTAGAAGATACTGGTAATCCAGTAGGGCAGGCAGCCGGGTATGATAAATCGGTCCAATACAAAGGTGCAGGTGGGAATTTTGCGGGAGACGCATATCTTAGATACGACTATAATACCCATGCTTTATACGCTCCAGATATCTATATGGCCCAGGGTAGTGATAAGCCCGCTGGTTTTACTCATGATAATAAAATTGAGCCATGGGATCGTACAGGTACTCATAAAACCCTGGTAAATACTGATGATTCTCCTATTGTGCCCGGTTTTTGTTACGTATTCGATGCTCAAGGAAATTTTGTTAGCTCTGGTATCGCGTGTATGCCAGTATCGGGTAGCCGAACTATTACCATTACAACTGATTATACACCTAATGCTTCTGACATCTTTATTTTAGCTAATTGTGCCACTCAATGCCAAGTTAATCTACCAGATACAACAACTACTTCTGGGTATAAGATTGCTATGAAAAATATTGGAAGCGCAAATGCAATTTTCCATAATATGACAGGTCAGAAAATTGATGGGCAGGATGATTGGGGATTATTGCCAGATAGAGAACAAGTTAATTTAATTTCAGTAGGGAGCCAATGGTATGTTTATTAAATTTTTAGCCTTATTTTTGTTATTTTCAGGGACAGCTCATGCCGCCTATTTTCCAACTTTCTCTATCAACAACTTTAATCAAGTTGGTGTCTATAACTCATCACTACCCACTTTAAGTGATGGTGCCACATCTCAACTTCAAGTTGATGTAAATGGACAGTTACGTACTATTGATGCTCATAATGATTCAAATTGGGCGACATTACTTGCTACACTTTCTACTTTGAATGGAAAGTTTGGTACTCTTGGACAGAAGGCAATGTCAGGTTCGGCACCAGTAGTTATTGCCTCTGACCAAAGTGCTATTCCAGTTACAGTCGCATCACTCCCGTTACCAAGCGGTGCCGCGACTTCAGCTCTTCAAACTACTGGAAATACTTCATTAAGTTCAATTGATGGAAAATTAGGTACTCTTGGGCAAAAGACAATGGCCGGGTCTGCTCCGGTTGTTATTGCTTCGGATCAATCAGCTTTAACCGTTTCTGCTGCTTCACTTCCATTGCCAACTGGAGCATCCACAGCGGCAAATCAAACCAACGTACAAAGTGCGCCGGGAGCCTCAGCGGCAACTGCTATTACAGTTCAAGGTAGCGCGTCCGGTGTTGCCGTACCTGTAAATGGTTCAGTAACGGTTTCTGGTACTCCCGCAATGAATCTTGCGCAAATTAATGGCTCAACAGTTGTGTCTGCAACTTCGGGTGTTCAACGCGTAGGTATTGTTGGCTCTACTGGGCAGTCGATGGACTCTACGGCTGGGGTTTCAAATTCTCAGGCACTTACTATTCAGGGTAACTCATCGGGAATTGCCGTACCAGTTTCAAACACTGCATTTGGAAAAACAACAATTAACACAACAGGGTCAGGTACAGCTTCCACTGTTTCTACAGTTGTGACTTTAACTGCCCCCGCAAATGCGGTAGGATTTATCTTAATGAACCTGGACACGTCTACTGCAAACGTTCGATGGGCTATTGGAAGAACGGCCACAAATTCAGTTGGTCAACAACTTCAACCAGGTCGTGATACGGGATTTGTACCATGTGGAGCAAACGTTTCAATTGTAGCGGAATCAGGTACTCAAAACTATGATGTACAGTGGATTTCTCAATAAGGGGATAACATGAAGAATTATCTAAAACATATTTTACTTGGGCTTTTAATCAGCACACAAGCTTTTGCGGGGTTGCCGCCGACTACGGCCACAAGTCAAAGCGAAGCATCAAAAACTGTAACTTTTAACCTGCAAGCGCCTTCAAGCCAATTTACGACTACGGCAGCAGGTACTCGGTTAATTGAGACAGGAAACGGAAACCTTCTTGTAAACCCTAGTTTCGAGCATTCGACCTACACAACGGGATGGACAGTAACAAACTCTACAGCGTCTAAAGAGACCTCAACGATTCTTGCGGGTGCTGGCGTGAATGCTATGAAGCTTGCGCTTTCAGCGCAAAGCGGAGACTTGCTTGTCCAGAACGTTACTCCAACTGGAAAGCTTACAGGTATTAACTGGCAAGCGGGCGTTGCAATCGCAACGACTTTGACTACGATCCAAGTCTGTTCTTTATCAGGTGGCGTAGAAGTTCAGTGCATTCCTGTTCCTTCAACTGGAAACTACACTCGGATCACACCGACAATGCTGGGATCAGACGGTTCGACTTTAGGAATCAAAGTCAAAGCGACTTCTTCGAGCACGGGTAACGTATTCGTTGACGACACGTACGTTGGTAAAAGCACTGGCATTGGTGCATTCAATCAAGCTCAGCTTTGGGGCGCTGTTTTAATTAGCGGTTGCGCGTCACCTTTTGCATCGACTGGAACCTCATTTGGAGCGTTTGGCACTCAGTCAGGATGTACGTATACTACTTACGGAAACGCTCAACAACCGTCTTCAAATTTACCAGCCATTAAATTTGCTTCGTTGCCGCAAGGAGATTTCAAACTTGAAGGCGAAGGCCTATTCTATCAAAACGTCGCAAGCAAAGTAGGGTACTTTCAGTTTACTGACGGAACAAATAACGCTTCTGAAGTTTCTCAAGTTTATAGCGCGGGTGGGTCCGTAGGTGCTCCTAATATCAGCGGCCGCATCAGTTACACTACCCCACAAAGCTCTTCTGTAACTTTCCAGATTTATGGAAAAACAGATTCGGCGGGTACAGTAAATATTTATGGTACTTCTTCAGAGCCTTTAGTCATTCGGGTTTGGTATTATCCAACCGCCGGATCTCAAGTTGCAAACCCAAACACTCGGCCAGCGCTTTGGACGGGCTACCACACAACTACTTCAGGCAATACTGGTGGATGGAATACTACGAGCACGACTTTAACCGATCCGACAAACGGTTCAAGTATTACGCTGAACCAAGGCCAAAACACGGGCTTTCCTTCAGTTGTTACAATGAGCGGGTCTGGCATGGGAATTACCCCTACATTTCCTCAACTAGGCGTTCCTTATTACATTTGCGCCACTGTAGAGGCCTGGGAAACGACTTCTGGTCATTCGACTTTAGTTCAACTTACAGATGGCTCTAATACTGTAATTAGTCCTCAAAAATCATTAACATCCCCGGCGAATAACGCCCCTTCGCAAGCAACGCTATGCGGGTATTACACGCCATCTACGGCGAGTCCAAACATCAAAGTAAGACTCGCTTCCGACAGTGGCGCGGTGACTGCCTATGTTGGGTCTAACTTTGCGGGGGACGCGGCTATCTCATGGTCGATCTTGCAAGCTGCTGCGAGCTTTCCGAATCCAATTTTAGTTGGCTCAATCCAATCGCCTTCATCAGGTGTAGAATTTCACGGCAGAGCAGTTGTTACTTGTGGATCAAGTTCTACAATTAATTCTCAAGGTGGTGCATGGCTCACAAGTATTTCAAATATTTCGGGTAATAGATGCACTTTAACTTTAGCGACAGGCATTACTTCTGGGAATTTGACTTGTAATGCAAGTTGGGCGGGAACTACTACAACTGCTGTAGTTTCAGCTAATGCTAGCGTAGTCTCACTTACTTCTGTGACACTGGGATGTGTGTCTCAAACAGGGGGAACAACCTCGGCTTGTACAGGGCCAGATGCTTTTTATGTAACTTGTGACGGGTCAAAATGATATGAATAAAAAAGGCGCAACAACAGCAGAGCTTTTAATGTGGGCAATTGGAATAGTTTCGGTTGCGATTACTTACGCGCACGCGACTTTTGCAACTTACCGAGAAGTCGTTCCGCGCTTAGATCGAATCGAAGAAAAGCTAGATATTTTGAACGGAGTAAAAAAATGAAATTTTTTGTAGAACGGGGTGATAAAGGGAAAGCAGGTTGTTTTGGCACTTTAAATGATGAAAACGGCGCTATTATATGCTCGACTATGGAACGTACCGACATGATCATTCCTGCCGGAGAATACGAATGCGAGCGGTATGATTCTCCTCATTTAGGGTACATTGTATGGAGACTTAAAGATGTTCCTGGAAGAACAAATATTGAGATCCATAAAGCAAACTGGCAAGATCAATTATTGGGGTGTATTGCCCTTGGAATGGCCGTTCAACCTGACTTTGATAAAGGTCTTGAACTCGTAAGAAGCAGGGACGCTTTTGATAAATTCATGGAGCTAACAAAGCCTGTTGATAAAATTACAATTGTCATTCATGATAGATAGTGTATGCCTACTATCCCAACTTTAACGCATGCCCAGACCATGTACATCGTAGCAGCGATAATTTATTTAGCTATAGAAATTGCGGCTGCTAAATATGCTCGTAGAGCTTGTGGTCCAGTTTTGTTTATTGTAGGGATGATTTTGGCTACAATTTTATTCGTGGTAATTAAAATAAAGGAGATTAGAAAATGAACGATACTAATATTAAAGCAGTACTAGCATTTGGTTTTGAACTTTATAATACGAAGGATGTTTTCCAAGGTGGTTTTCACCCAGAGAGATTTCCGGCACATATTTTGCCTCTTTACCAAACCGCTGAACCCGCAATCGGAGCAGCTCCAAAGGTTTTAACAGAACTTTCAACAATGGATGACGCAATGGTTGCGGATCTAGTTGCATTTGTTGTAGCTAAAGGTGTAGCCAACGAGCACGCTGCGGATGTTATCGACAAGTCATTAAAGGCCGCTGTAGCTGCTTACAACCTTGTGAAAGCGATTCAGGCGTAATTTATGCTAGCTAATTTTGCGACAATCTTTGGTGGACTTTCAGCCCTTGTAGGTCTGTGGTTCGTTTGGATTGTCGCAAAGGCTAATAAGGACAACGCAAAGTTTGCTACTGATATTCGTGAAGCAGCCTTCAAAGTAAAGTCCGCGAAAACAGATGAAGAAAGACAGGCGGCTCAAGATGCTCTTAATTCGCTTATCAATTCTTAGCTTCTTATTACAAAGTTGTGTGTCTGCGCCAATTGCATGCACACCCCCAGTTTTGCCAACTAAACCTATTGTTTTAGCGGTAGTGGCACAACCCGGCAGTACAGGAAGATTTAACGGTCAAAATGTAGATATTTCCAACTATGCTTGCTTTTCAACAGAGGATATAGCTATTAAGGAAATTTGGGTGCATGACGTTGTAAGTGCTTGCAAAACCCCGGTAAAACCGTAGACTATAAGAACGGCGTAAACCCCCGAGCACAAGGCTCGCGTTGAAAGGTGGATATGAAACCATTAGAGATTAAAGATTTTAGCGGTGGAGAAACGGATAACTATTTTCAAGGAGAGCCGAACCGCGCCCAAAAATTAATTAATCTCTTAATTGGTATCGACCATAAAACCTATTCCAGACCTGGGACTTTAGTTCAGCCTAACGCCAAAAAAACTTCAAGAATTAACTCTATTGAAACTTTCAATAGTTATGAGGATCTAGTATACTCTAGCGAAGGTCATTTCTACCAGATCGATGGAACTGAAATTTTTGGGCCTTCAGGAAATATTGCTTTTGTAGGGGCTACCGACCAAGCAGTATATACATCTGCCGAAATGCAGGGGCATTTGCTTTTGTCATGTGACGAAATTTTACAGCCTCAAAAAATTTATATCGACCAAAATGGTGACTATCAAGTTCGAGAAATCGGTCTCCCAAAAGTAACTACACCTATAACCACTGATTCGGATCTTTTAAATGCGTGTATAGCTGCTGCAAATTCTTTAAGAACAAATTTTTTAGCCCATATTAATTCAGCAGAAAATACAAACTCTGAACGCGACGGTACATCGCCAGCCTATTCAATTACAACTGAGCAACCCGTTACTTCAACTAATGCCCATTGGAGCATTGATAAATATGCAAAATGCTACCTTACATCAGTTTCTTTTACCACAGGACAGTGGCAACCAAACACCATTCCAACCCCAGCTCCCGCCGCTACTGATTATAATAGCCTTGTTACTCTTATTCAGGCTTTAAATCTTGCATTTGAGGAACATCGCCAGGATAGCGCAGGATTCGCCTCAATTAGCGACTCTGGCTTTTCTAGCTTAATTTCAGGCCCTAACCGCTACCATGCACTTGGGTACCAATCGCAGTATACTGATGGTACAACTAACTTTGGTTTTCCTTATGGTAGTGGTTTTATTAATTTGTATGCCAAACCAATGAATCAAGGCATTCAGCAGCGAGTAGTGGAGAACCCTGACCCAAATAGTGCTATTAACGCTAGTATTGATGAGTCAAAAGTATATAGAACTAAGCTAATTCAAATTGCTAAGTTTTTAGACGATTTTGCAGTAAAATTTGCCCTGCATGAAACTGCTCCTTTCGTACACCGTTATAACTACCAGAATGCACAAGGAAATACTCTTGTAGATGCAGCATTTTCGTACCAATTTTTAGCACCTTTACTTAGCGAAGTACCTGTCGTTATTTCAACGCCTTTTAATTTTATATACGCAGCAAATTTTACAAATAGGGCTTTTACTAACCATGCTAATAACACTGATATTCCTAGTTCTTTGGACGCATCTTTCCCTACAATGCACGCCACCAGCAACTCATCAATTGTTAGCGGCCTCCAGGCAGCGGGTTATTATTTCGCTCAATTGCCATCAAATCCTACAGTAAGACAGCAATACACTGCATTTGCATGGGACGTAATTTTAGCGAAAATTTTAATTTTTAATGCGCGATATGCGTATTTTATTCATAATCTCGATCTTTACCAAGGTGCCCAGATTTATAAAGGTACGGCGACAGCTACAGGAGCTAACGCCGTATTTATCCCTACTGTCACCACAGGCGTAAAAGGTCAAATCTTACAATCTGGGTATCAAGTTGCTATTGATACTTTAACTAAGAAGAGATCATTTAACGGCATTTTGGCGTATACAGGCTCCAATAACTACACGACAAATTACAATACAGGGCTATTCCCGAACTCAACTGTTGTGTCACTGGGCTCCTTCGTAATGCATCCTTACGGGATTTTGACTTCAAATTCCTCGTATTCAGGATATGCTGAGACTTCTCAAAATCTTACTAGTTTTGGATACGCGCCAGACATTTATGATTTAGCGTCATGGACCCCTCTAATCGAAGGATTTTACGATGCTTTCAAAGCGCATGAGCTTGACCCAAATGTGCATTACCATACAACCCCAGCTTTCCAAGAGTTTCAGCCAACCCCGCCAGGGCAAACTTATCCTGCGGGAGGTGTTCAATACTTTCCATTAAGCTCTCTTTTACCTACAGTTAATTTACCGGGAGCACAGCCTCAATTTATAATTCCTGAGATTAAGTCTTATGGGTATGCGTGGACTTATTCTGATACTTATACAATTAATTCAGGGGTAAGCTATAAGGTTGAATCCGCACCAATATTCTCTGACCCAGTAAACTCAGAAGAGACACTAGCAGTGGGTGTCGTTAAGCAGATGTATGGTGAGACATCCGTTTATCTAATTAATCAAATTGTTACTCCAGTAGCTATGCTATTGGGAGCCGATCCTTTAACTAACGATTCTACTACTAATTATTCGAACAATATTTTATTAAATACGTATAGGACTCTTGGAAATGGAACTTCGTATTTCCATATCAATACATTAGCCGCAACACCTTTGGTTATCCCAGCGGTCCCAAAAACAATCAATTTACTAGGTGATTATGACCTAGTATCCGACGTATACGCTATCAATGGGAATATCCCTTTAGATACTTCAGAAGACATTCTGTACACCAATGGCGGTGTAACGCCTTCTAACACGCCCACTAAATCTAAATACCTATGGAAGGCTAATGACTACGCATATTATGCTGGAGTATATGATGGTGACACATATCTACCCTACCGAGTATTACAATCGGTGCAATTAGCGCCAGATTGGGTGCCTTCACAAAACTTTGTAGACTTCGATGCTCCAGTAGTTGGGGGCGGGGCCGCTAGGAACGTTAACGTTTGTTTAACGGAAACTGGAGTATATCGTTTAGAAGGGGCTTTTGGGTTAGATGGCTCAGGAGCTATTGTTAAACAACAAATCCATAATAAAATTGGAGGTATCAACGGAGCCTCAGTTGTAGTTACGGATATCGGACTTTTCTTTGCTGCTACAAATGGTTTTTATTACACCGATGGGTACGAGTGTTTTAGGATTTCTCAAGAAAGAAATGTGACTTATCGTGGGGCTACGATTACCGCTGAGCAAAAACGTCAGATCAAAGGTTCGTATGATCGCACTAATCGAAGAGTGTATTGGTCAGTAAGATCTTCGTCTGGATCAGCTGACAATGATGCTCTATTTGTATTTGATATTAATTTTGGGATCGGTCCATCAGGTACTTTTACAACCCTAGTAGGCGCGGATAATTCATGGAATCCTAGCGCTATTGCGTTTTATACGCATGATCTTTTTATTGGGGATACCGATGGTTATTTATACAATACGGATGATAGTACTAAGACAGATCCTTACAAGGACACTTTAAATCCCCCAAATACCTGGGATACTACTTATGTCCCATGGGAATGGCGTTCTACAATGATGGATTTTGGCGGTACGGCAATGCGGAAGTTTTTCTCAAGGATTCATCACGTTGGTAAAAATCGTGGTGATGTGGCAATCCAATACTATATTTGCGCAGATAACGTAGTTACTCAAAATTTAGCACCTATGCGTTTTATTGACGATGGGGGTCAAGGAAACGTAGACCAATGGCGCAGAGTTGGCGGTAAGAAATTACGGGCTGACTTATACCAAATTGGTTGTAAAAATGGTAGATTTACCGTTTATAACTCTGACACTTATCCGAATGTACCTATTTTTGTGTCAAATACTGGGGGCAAAACTACTTTACGGATGGTAGGGACAATACTTCCAACCGATACCGAAAGAATGTCTATTTGTTTTGCAACAGATAACTACTCGACTGAATTTTTAGTTGTGAGCACCTATGTTGATTCTGGGAATACGATGTTAGTTGTAAATGATGCAACTAATAAAGTTAACGGATTATTGGCGCTACAGTGGGAAATTAGAGGCTTTATGAAAGACCAAGCTTTCTCTTTAGACGCACTTACCATCTGGTTTGAAGAGCAAGGAAATCTTGGCTCGCAATATAGAGGCTATAGCTCCGATCAAGGTGGGGGAGGTAATAAATGAGTAATCCTAGTCTAGCAATTAATTTTAATGTGTTTGATTTAGACGCACAAAGGTCCGAATTACAGAAGGCACAGGCGTATATAAACCAACTAAATTCCTTGATTTCAACCCTGCAAGATCAAGTCACTCAGTTGCAAAAGCAGGTTGCAGCGTTATCTTAAAATGGGGTAGGATTGAACTATGAAACTGTGGACTTACGCTGAATTAAGAAATAAAGTAGAGCTTGAGCTGGATCTCGAAGATGAAATCTTTGTGACTCCCGATGAGCTTATTGGCTATGCGAATAAAGCCATTTCTTTAGCTGAGAGCGCGGTTTTAAAAATTGACGAAGATTATTTCCTATCAGTATACCACATACCATTAGTAGGTGGTGTGGCTGAATATGCCTATCCCTACGATATCTATGCCTACAAAATTCGTGGTATCGAATATGCGGCAGGGGCTACAATTTACCCGGTTAAACGCTTTAAGCGTATGAATAAATTCGATGCCGTAGAGATTGCCAATTATTACCCGGTAAATAACTGGTACGCCTATACGACGATTAATAAAGCTGCTGATGGGAAGGCCAAAATCGTCTTAGTGCCTAGTAGTCAGGAAACCTCTCAAGTTACCTACCCGCAATCTTTAAATCAAACTGCTGCCCCAATGAAAATGTACTACATTCGCCATGCGAATAGAGTACCTTTGTTAGGTCAAATTGTACCCGTATACGAGCAATTTGGGGCTTTTCAAGTTTCTGTGTCTAACAGTTCTGTAGCAGTAGAAAAGAGTTATGTAACGGGCGATAAAATTACAGTAGGGGTATACGGGGGTGTAGTTCCTGGGGGCCTTACAACCTCAACTCAGTACTATGCAATTTTAAATAACGATGGTACTATTTCTTTTGCGACCAGTTTAGCGAATGCCCAAGCTGGAACCAAAGTGACTCTAACCTCACAAGGAAGTGGGGTTATGAGTCTTGGTATTACCGCAAGTCAAAACACCATTGACAATACCATCATTGATCTACCTGAATGCCAGGAATATTTGGCTCAGGTCATGCGATGCGAAGTCTATACAAAAGAAAATGATGCTCGTTTACCAGTAGCAATCGGTGATAGAAAAGGTCTCTATGATGACTTTGTTGCCGCTCTTACTGAGAAAGAGCAAGACGATGACACTCAAATTCAAATGGATTTGAGCACATATTGGGAGATGAGCTAATGGGATTTTTTGATGTTTTAAATCCAGTTTCTTGGGTTTCAGGGGGTGCTAATCTAGCCGCTAACAATGGATCTGGCTATACTCCAACTCCTGCAACCGATCAATCCATGGATCCAAATTCTAATTCGGTCGGTGGTCGTTTAGGTATTTCCGCATATAATGGCGTGACATTACCAAGCTATCAAAACCCGTACGATACTCAAGGATTTAAAAATTCAAAATACTATGGGATTGCTACTGGTGATTCGATGTCTCCTTGGAGCAAACTAGCCGTTGCTCAACAAAATAACCTAGCCTCACAAGGAAACTCCGCAGCTAAAGCCGAAGCACAAGGGGCCGCAGCAACAACTGCCTCACGTTTAGCACAACAAGGTGGATTAACCTCTGGTGCTCGTGAGCGTGCTCAAGAACAATCAGGCAAAAATGTTTTATCAATGGTCCAAGGAAACAATCAAACTGCGGGTAACAACATCGCTAATATCGGTGTTGAGGATGCTAAACAACGACTCAGTATGCTTGGAGATGCTACTAATAAACTGAATTCTATGAACGCTGCGAATACTCAAGGGCAGAATTCCTATAGTCAATTGATTACAAATATGCTGAATAGTGCGGTTGGTGCAAATCAATCTGCAAATGCAACGACTAACTACGCGAATCAGACCGCGTATAACGATGCTCACTCAGGTCTATTTGGACATGGTGGGTTTTTAGGATTGGGGTTATAAGATGCTACCATTACTTCTAGCAGGTGCAGGTCTTCTTCAAGGTATGGAGGATTCAAAGGAACAGAAAAAGGACAAGCAAGCGCAAGCCATTCGAGACGCTGCTATGATCCGCTATAGTCCTTGGTCAGGTATTAGCGCCGATAAATTTGCAGGTAATAACTATGCCACTCCTTCCGCTACTTCAAGCGGATTAGCGGGGGCAGCGGCACTGGGTAAAACAGGGCTCAATTTTGAGAATGCAATGGCCGACCAAGATTTAGCAAAACAAATGGCAAAATACTATACGGCCAATCAACCTACTACCGATTCCAGACCAAGCCCAGCAGTTGGTAGCTCCCCTTGGCGGCTCCTTAACAAAAATACTTTTGGAGATGAGTGATGAACCCCTATCAACAATTAATGATGGCAGCAATGGCACAGCAACAAGGAGCCAAAGGACCAGTGGATGTTGCTCAAAATATTGGGCATGATATGCTTAAGAAAAAGCCTTATAATCCATATGGGTTATTACAAATGAATGGCGAGCAAAAGCAGGAAGACCCTGTGAAAAGTTTTGATAAAGAGTTCCTTAAAGATCAAACAGAATAGAAGGGCGCATGGCAGACTACACTCCTCAAAATGACGATTTAGAAAGCCTAATTGCCTTTGCTAATGCGCAAGGGCCTAAAGCTCCAATGCAACCTCAAGCACCCACTGTACCAGTGTCTTCCTACGGTCGTGTAGGTATTGGCGGGATTCCTAATGGTATTCGTACAACTGCCAATAATAAAACTACCGTTAAAACGCCAACACCCGTGGATACGGGTTATTATCAAAATATCGGAGATTCTTTACGTCAATTACCTGAATGGCAGCGCCAATCGCAAGGTCTAAATGATCTTGATACCCTAGTAAAACTTGAAGCACAAAATAAGGCTAAAAAGTTTGATGTTGATCTTTCTCCATTAGGCTCTTACCTAGATGCTCAAAATTCTCGTTTTGGTGAAAAGAGTAACTACGCCGAGGGCCTTAAAGGGCAACCTGTGGAAAATGATGCCCTCAAGAATAACGCCGAAATTCAGAGACGTAGGGCTGACCAAGCCAAAGAATTTATTAACGCTATTAAAGCAGCCAAATTTGGGCAGACAATCGATGAAAATGGCGTCCAAAGAAGCAATACTCCATTGAATATCAATATTCAGCAAGGCCGTCTCGATCAAAATGCTTGGGCACGCGCGGTTGCTGAGAAACACAAGCTATTTGATAAGTCTGATCAGGCGATGAACTCTTTAAGCACCGTTCTTAGAGAGCTTAAAGGCGGTATTGCCTCTGATAAAAATCGTCTCGCTATTCAAAGAGCTATGATTGATATGCAAGGCAACCGCCCCGCATTGGCAGAAGTACTCATGGACTCTGGTAACTTGAGCTTGCTGAATCGTTTGGATAAGGTCATTACAAAAGCTACCCAAGGAACAAGTATTACTGACACCGACGCTGCGGAATTCAAAGAATCAGCAAATAGTGCATTAAAGGCTATGGGCTCTGATCGTAGGAATCGTGCTAAAATGTTAAGCGATACTGTAAGTGGTTTTGGTATCGGGCCGGACCAAATTGGCAAACTAACTCCTGACGATTATATACAGGGTTCGTATGCTGCGAATTTACGTGATCCAGAGGCTACACAAGCTCCAACTAGCGGAGCTATCGATCCAGTATTAATGGAAAAGTTGAAAGGCATCGTAAACAAGGGGAATAAATAATGGAACCGTCTCCAAAATTAATTTCCGCTTTACAGGCTTTACGTGAACACAAGGGCTCTGATCTTACCGATCAAGAGATTGAATCCGCGTATAAAATGATTAATGAGCATGAAGAAGCTTCGGCGGGAGAGCCAAATGTTCTCGATAAACTATCTAACATGCGAGATACCGCTGAGAATGCTATTTTAGATACAGTTTTACCTAAGAAAAAGCTTGAAGACCTTACCCCGGAAGAATTGCAAGACTATCAGAAGGGAAAGGAAGGCACTTATGCTAAGTATCTTCCTCCGGGGGTTAATGCTCTCGGTATTCCGGCGCGTGCAGCCGATAAATGGATTTCTGAAAGAGCTAATGAGCCTCAAGTAGATTTCCGCGATAACCCGCGTTTATTAACACATCCAGAACTCGCAAAATCGTTAAATTTATTATCTAGCATGACTTCCGTGCCTTCTTTTGGAAGCGTTTTAAAGGCTGCCAAAGTACCCGAAGGCCCTCGTCCAATTTCTAGCCTTTCTCCAAGTTTAGCACGTTTCATCGGCATGGACCCAAGTGTTCGCGATTTGGCGGGAATGACTGCTGATATGATGTCTCCGGCGGCTATTAGTGCCGCTGGCAGAGGGATTAAAAATACGGCTGAAAGTATGAAGCCAGCGTTGAGTACTTACCCAAAAGAGCTTCCACCGCCTTTAAAACCTTACGCACGTCCTGAAGTTGCAGAATTAGCAGATGCCATGGCTCGTAATGATGCTAGGGCTATTCAACAAGGCGATTCTTCAGCATTAGAAAACACTTTAAAAGATCTAAAAGAGAAGGGTATTTCTAACTCGCAGACAGCCGCTAGACTTGTAAATTCTTACAACCTACCAATCTCAGGTGAGTCTGCGCAGACGTTAATTGATGCGTTTCCTGATCATCCAGAGGTCCAAAAGCTCAAAACGGCGATGGAACGAACGGCTACTGGAGAGGCGCGCACAAAAGGCAATTTAATAAATCCATCAGAGCAATTTGTGGTTGATAGAGGCGAACGCACACCAATTAAAACAGTACCCACGTCAGAGCCAGTAATCGGTGAGCCTCATCCAGGTGCAACACTTGATTACGGTAATGACCCACGTTTTAAAACGCACTACCAAGACGCAATGGAGCAGACTTCTTTCCCATTTGCCCCTGATGTTGGTGAGGCCTCTTTTCAGAATCCAAGAACGGGAAATCAAGGGGCTGAAAAGCTATATTCTGAACAAAGTTTAGTCGGGGCTGAACCTGAACATTGGCATGCACCTGAATTTGAACAAGCTCAAGGCGGTGCTCAGATGTTTTTACCGTTTGAGTCTAATCCTGATTTCTATAAATTATTACAGCTTTCCAATGAGCACGCACGTTACGCCCCTCAGAACCTTGAGCCAGCGGCTATGGAGGCTCGTGAGAAACGTTTTGGTGACGTGGCTAATGAGCTTCGCGGAACCTTAAAAGGTATTAAAGCCCCTCTTCCAGAACAACTAAGCACGGAAGATATGCAAAATCTTTTGCGTACCAATGTTGATGGGACTACTGGAGAAAAGATTCAGGGTCTTCGTAACGATACAACTAAACGAATTGGTATGCAGGAAGATTTAGCCCCTATTGCTCGCGGAGATAAGGAAATGGCCCTTATCAATCGGGGTAAAGATTTAGGTGATACGCGAGCGATGTTTCAAGAGCTTGCCGAAAAGTACAATTTGCCTCAGTTACTTGAAAGATCCGATTTACGGACGGCGGCAGAGAAGCATTTACAAGATCAAAAAGATTATCTAAAAGGCATTTCAGATGTTTCTGCTCAAAATGCAGCAACTAGGGCTAAAATTGATGCTAAAAATGCCAAGCTATTAGCTGATTTTGGAAAGAAACGGTTTAGTATTCTTCCGTCTAACAAAGACCTTTATAACTTTGCTACTTGGAGTTCATTAGGGCCTGTTTCCCATGCTGCTCAAGCATACGCAGCCACTAAAGCGGGTAAGCTGGTGGGTGATTCTATTCCATATTTTGCTTCAAAAATACCTGAAAATGCGATTACAACTACTCCCTGGGGTCGAATTCTGTTGAGTAAAGACTTAACAGAGTCAGGGGGCGATAATGCCGTTCAAAAGTGAATCGCAACGAAAATTAATGTGGGCCAAGCATCCAAATATTGCAAAGAAGTGGGCAGACGAGTATCCTAATCAGAAGAACCTTCCTAAACATGCTAATAAGGAGCATAAAATGAAATTAGAAACATCAGCGGCAATGCCGAGTAAAAAAGATAAAAAAACTTACGAAGACTACGAGTTAGACGGTCATGTTAGGACTTTGGTTGATGCACAGAAAATTGCTGACGATCCGCACTTAATGAAGGCTGTTCACAAGCACGCTAAAAAGAAGAAGAATGAGCTTAGTAATGCTACTAAGATGCTAGATAATCAAATGGATGAGGACGAAACCCCAAAAGAGGCAAAATCCATTGACGACATTCGATCTGCTAAGAAAAAGATTAAAAATAAAATGTTCGGGAATGAGTAATGGCTAACGCGTATAGCTCACTTGGTATTGATGATCAAACAGCGGGGTACCTCTCACAAGCAGGGGTTGACCCATCTTCTACATATCAACAATCGTCTCAGCAAAGTTCTTCAACTTTATCCGCATACCCTACATACCCTAATTCTGCGGGGGTAGGCTCTCAAACGGCGGGAAGTACTACTGGCACAACTGTACAGGCGGCCCCACAAGCCGTAGATGCCACTTCTCGCGGACTATCCCCATATTCGCTATTAGGCGACGCTAACTATCGTCAACGTTAATTTGCTGGCCATGAAAAAGCCCCGTGATTAAAAACCACGGGGCACTCCTTTTCCTAGTTTGTTTTGGCACTACCGTCGTAAGTCTCAGTTACAGCCTGTAAAAAAGGCTTATCGGTAATTAAAACACCAAGTAAGTCTAACTCAGCCGCAGATAAAAGAATACCAGAGAGCATCTCTAACGACCATGGGCGAAAGTTTAAACTCGCGATTTTCTCTTCAAATTCATCGAATGCTTTAAGATACTCGGGGTGCTCAAGGCTGTAGTCCTTAAGAAATACGCATTTAGGCGTCCCGTCATAGTTTGAATCTGGTTTTTCTGGTGGAGGATCGGCGCGGAATTTAGGCTTGCCATTTTCAAATTCTACGAAATTTTTTAGGATCTCCGTGCTCTCTTCTTGACAGCTCTTCCGGGCTGTTCGGATCGCTGACAGAAGTTTGTTTAATTCGTAGCTTCTTGCGGGATTCATCGGTGTGTTTGCAATTTTCCCCAGTACTGGTGAGAGCTGTGGGTGGAGTAAGTCCTTGTATTTCATTTGAATCATATCGGATTCCTTTACTTAGTTTGATGAGTAATTCTTTTACTGCCTCAAAGTTACTTGGGCGCACGATTATGGCCGCGCCCTTCGCCTTTAACACCTCTTCAAGTGTCAAAATTTGTCTAGCATCTGGTTTACTATTCGAATCATCGGTCTTAATTTCTAGCGCGATGAATAGGCCACATAGACATAAAATTATGTCTGGATGCCCTGTTATGGCCTTTTGTTGAATAGAAAACCGCTTACAAAAGGGTAAGGTCTTAAGAAACGGAACTACCCGATTGTTGCGGAATAACGTCTCCGGTTTTGCCAAAATGGATCTCCTTAAGTTCCTCGTAGCTCGCCTCGTACCAGCCCCAAGCGATTAAAATTTTCTTAATCGTAAGCTTAAATCGAGCCTTAAAGGAAGTTTTTTCCTGCTCATACTTTTTGTACCTAGTTTGAGCTTTTTCTAAAGCCTCTAAAATCACCATGTTATTGCGTCTTTGTTGCTCGTGTGAAAGATTGAGCTGGCGTACTAAAAAGTTAATTGTGGAGAAAAGATCTTCTTTAGAAGACTCTTCATTAATATTTTCGAGCTGCTCTTTAATCATTTCCACGTCTAGGCTCTCAATTGCTGGTTGTTCCATTGCGGTAATCCCTTTCTTTTATCTGCAAGCGAAATTTCAGACCATTCCGCGCTTGCAGTAAGCGGTAGGTAGTTATACGGATAAACGCTTTCCATGATTTCCATAATCTTATGAGGGATTGTGTCAATTTCGCTATAATGCGTCTCAATGATGTCCTCATCATGGATTGCTAAAAGTTGATGGCTTTTCGTACCTTGGAGCATTTTATCTATCTGAACCATAGCCTTCTTCATTACATCGGCACACCCACCTTGAATAAGTTGATTAGGTGCCTTATAAGCAAAGTCTCTAGCCATATAGTTGAAACGACCTAGCCAGTTTTTGACAAATCCGCGAGTTTCGGCAGTTCGCGTAGCTGTTCGGATAAAAAACTGGACATACGGAAGTGCTCTGAAATATTGATCTCTAAGGGCTGCGGATTCTGCATGGCTAATCCCAAGTTGTAGCGCCATTTTCGCTGTTCCCGCGCCATAGAGGAGAGCAAAGTTGACAGTTTTTGCATGTGTTCTCGACACTCCGACAAGTTCAGCGGTTGCTTGGTGAATGTCATAATTTTCCTCTTTAATTTTCCTTAAAAGTTCATAGTAACCGACTTCAACTGGCGGTAATCCAGTACGTTCGCGATAAGCGTCGTACAGCATTTTAGCCATATCGAGCATCATTCTATATTCTTGCGAAGAATAATCCGGGTTAAAAAAACAATAGTCAGGTCGAGGAATGAACGCTCTTCGCACCAAAAACTCCGGGCGGTCAAAATCGGTTCCACCACATTTTTCACAAGTCGTAACAATGGTTTCATAGCCCTTTTTGCACCCCTTACAGGTCATTAGGTCCTCAGACGTAATATTTTGCATGTTAGGGTCATTACTGCTCATACGCCCTGTGTTTGTACCCCCTGCGTTCATATTCGGGTGAAGAACACCATTTTTGTCTGCAAAGAAAAGGTATGCATTGTAGAAGTTCAGCTTCCCCTGTGCGTCTCTAGCCTTTAAAACCTCTTTTGCAAGAGGATTAGATAATCTTCTGAGCACGTCTTCGTCGAAAACCGGATTGATTTGTCCAGTTTTAGTTCGTTCTCCAAAAGAAAACTTTGATCGCTCGCTTGCAAAAACATTCTCAAACGTTTTAAAATGATTGACGTATCTAGCACCGGAAACAGCTTCGAACTCTTTAATAGAGTCATGAAGTCTTCCGCGCTCATAATCAATCGCCTTTTCAGTGTAAGCTCGGTCCAATAGCAAACCTCTTCTTGTGCAACGTAAAATAGTGTGATGAAGTGCCATTTCGTTTGCTTTAACAGTATCCAATGAAACCTGCTCCGGCTCGGTTCTTTTCGACTTACTTTCGATGCTGCTATTAAGTCGCTCACCAAGTCCAAAGGTACGACAAACATCGGAGATCGCGTAAGGTACAATGACTTCCAAAGGTACTTTTTCAAAATGAAGGACTTTATATGGTTCCTTCTTATCATCAATCGCAATTTTAGAGGACAGCCCATTAGCCTCAATATACTTAATAACTCCGTCATCTTTAGCCATTCCAATCCGCTTAAGACTTGCGTCTAAACCATATTGCATATGTTCGTTATACTCAACCCGACCCTGGGCCATCGTACAGAAAACGTCCCCAGGGACATCGATATCCATTGATTCTTTGAGCATCAGGCAGTCATACACGGCGTTATGCATGTACCAAAACTTAGATTTGTCCCCAAATAGGGCTTTTAGACCCTGCCTCTCCTCTTCACCCAAAAGATCCCTCGTGTCTAATGGGTTGAAGTTGAAGTAATACCCAACTTTGTCTGACTCTGCGATAATGATGGAGAACACTTGATCTCCGCTGAAAGGGCGTAAACCCGTGGTCTCAGTATCCGCTGCAAGCTTATTTAGGCTTTTTAGGCGGCTTAGGGTTGCTGGAAAGTCTTTCTTTGAAATTATCATAGTCTGCCTGTAAGACCGCTCTAACGTACGCACTGGCGGTCGTAAAAGGTTTCTTTTTCCCCTGCTCTCTTACCCAATTATCCAATTCTTCGGTTATTCCGAACATTCTTTTTACTGTCTTCTCTTTTCTCATAGGCCCCCACCTTCGCTAGCATGAGCATTTTCGTGTGATCCATGGTCGAATCTACGACCAATGATCGTTGCTCTTTCGTTGTTAAACCCTGTAATAAATCCTCAATATAATCCGTAGTCGCTTGGATAATAAGGATTGTTTCTCCGACCGTAGTATAGAGCTTATCACTATGCTGCTTGATAAAAGCGCCTAGCTCTTGTTCTACGTATGTCGCTACCAATTCTTCGTTATATTTTCTCATTTTATCCTCCACACCCATTGTAGGTGCAATTTTCTTTATGCCAATTGGGGCTTTGCGCTAAACTTATATCGTGAATATACTTTTCAGCGCTCTGATAACTATCAAATAATTTAAAATTACCCTGATCCTTAGACATATCTACTGTTGTTAAAACAATACATTCTCTACAAAATGGAATTGGTATTATTTGACAAACTTCTATGGGGTATCGATTCACTAGAATACCGCCTTTGTTGTTTCTAAACTCGCATGGGGGTAAGGGTACCCGTTTCTTTCATTTTCGTACTCAGAGCGCCTTACGGTTTTTTCCCAAGTTTTGCTTTCTGAAACAAACTTAAATCCATTGGCCTTCACCCATTCATTGGCGCTTTTGTCTTCCCAAGGCGGGGGAGGCGATATACGGATTTTAACCTTTGGTTCCTTGGCATTCGCAATGGCCTCTTGCAAATTGTACTTAGATAGGAGTTTAATCATTAAGCGAACATCATTAACTGCTCTATGTAGGTTTTCCTTAGGCTCAATAATCCCATGGTCATAAGCTAAATGGCTCAATTTCCTACAGTTCAACCGTTTAGGGTAAGGAATATCCCGCATGACATCAATTACAGGAAGGTTAGGTATTTCCAAACCATTGCGACTAAAAAAAGCCTTTAAGAAAGCCATATCAAATGGGGAATTATAGGCAAACATTGCGCCTACTGTTCTTAAATGCTCATGTACAATATTTGCAACTTTGGCCTCTTCAATACCCTGTTCTATAATCATTTGGTCTGTAATGCCTGTAATTTCTACAATCTCTTGGGTCTGAGGGCGCGTAAGCGGCGATTTAATGATCGCGTTAAACGAAAAAAGCTCTTCAAATTTATCATTAAAAATTACCAATCCAATCTCGGTTGGGGCATCTTTTTCGGCACTAAACCCTTGTGTTTCGAAGTCAATTCCAATGTACATAAAGTTCCTTTCAGGTTTAGGGGAGGGTTCATAACGCCCTCCCCATGGTCGTTTACACCATTAGACTAGGTCGCTGACTACGTCCGTGGGTACAGAAGTCGCTGCTTCCTCATCACTGTCCATAACTACATTAGAAGAATTGAGTTTTTCCAACAATGCGTAACAATTGTTATAAATGATCTCTGCCTCTTCTTTCCCATAAGTCTTAGCTACTTGCTGTTGGTCCGTAAGTTTAGACACGTAATACGTATCCGAATCCTTAGTTTCTTCAACCGCTTTTAACGTAAGCACGTAACTAAAAGGGCGTACGTTCTTAAAGTGAATTTGAGCACTTCTTACTTGGTCAAAAAATTGTGCTACTGATTTACCTGCGTGCTTAAAACTCATACTCTGGAAACTGATACCAATTGGAGTTGGAATCAATGATAAATCGGGGATTTCACCCGATTCTTCCGCTTCTTTCACACGCTTAGCAAATTCAAGTAGCTGGTCTGGAAGCATCCCGTAAACCTCAATTGCCTGAACACGTTTTGCGTCAAACTCTTCCCCTGTCTTAGGGTCACGCGCCTTATACTGCCAAGGAAGGTCGGCGTTAATGTTAGTACGTGGGTCTACCCCCATAAATTTACCGCGCTTCGTGCGCATATCGTAATTCACCCATACCGCGCGTTGCTTAATAGGGATGATTTTTAAATCCTCACCCTTCTTAGCAACAACGCGGTCCCCCTGTGTAAGCACGTAGTCCCCACTACGGCACTTATCTGCCTTTACACGATCACTGGTTGCTTGCGAGAGAAGAATACGGGGGATTTGCAAGTCCCGTGTTACAATCTCTTCAAATTGCCCTTGTTGCGGCGCTACTGCCAAAGTCTTTGGTTCTGTCGTTGTTACTTGGTTCATTTGTTCCTTCTTTCGTTTATTATTTAGCTTTACGAAGCGAAGCCGTCACGCTAACCGTTGGAGGTTCAACTCCAGGGAATCTATACACTACCATGTCTTCTCCACGAGCTTCTGCTGCCTTATACTCGTCTTTTAAAAACCCATTCATGGTCGCTGAATTTACTGTAATCATATCCTCGTAGACGCCCATTTCTTTCAGCTTCTCAAAGAAGATAGCGCGGTCCTCTTCTAGCTTAGGCACTTTAAAGCTAGTGCGCTTAGTAAGGACCATAGTTCCATAAGGTGTTTGAAACTTGTCCTGGCCCAGATCTAAAAGAGCTTTTCCCATCAGGTTCTCAAGCTTTTCAAGGGCGTTAAACTGCGCTGTAGCCTCTTTTTTAGCCGCCTCGTATTTTTCTTCTTGCTCACGGATAGACTTTGCCAGTTCATTCATTTCATCGACTGTAATGCTCATGAAAACATCCTTTTAATTGAATTTTTAAACGCGTTTGCGAAGGTTTTCTCTCGTTTAACAGGGTTTTCAATAGACGATTTCATCGCCTTCCCTACTCTAAGAGTCATTTTAAGCCCATGAGTGCCATTAGAAATCATGTGATCTCTTAGGCGCTCATCAATTTGAGCCCAAAGAACCTCGGGGATTTCGTCCGATGACTTATTAAAAAAGTCGTATCGTTGGATTAAAATACCATAAATAATAAGCTTTTCAGTCTTTGAAAAAGTTGCAATCGTTTCGTCCTGCATCTTTTTAACCTGTTCGTCTAAGTTTGTTTCCATATAGCTATATTAGCTTCCTTTTTAAAATAAAGCAATACTTTTCTTTTTAAAAGATTACTTTCTATAGATGTTTGTCTTAGACATGATTAAGTCCGCGATACTCTTCTTGTTTCTCAAGCTATCGACGATTTCAGGCTCAATAGTATCCTGCGCCACCAGATGGTAGTGTGTAACTTTTTCGGTTTGGCCCCCTCGGTAATTACGCGCTTTGGCCTGCTCGTACTGTTCAAGGGAGAAGGAGCGGCTATACCAAATAGTATAAGGTGCAACAATAAGGTTGACTCCAATACCGCCGCTATAGGGGTGTCCAATCCAGACTTTAATTTCTCCATCTTGAATAAAGCTTCTACGTGCCTCCTCTTTTCCTCTAGCGGAGACCAGCCCATGGCATTCCACATAGCGAATTTTTAGTTCATCACAGACCTTCTTAATAGTTTCATAATTTTGCTTCCAAACTGCCCATACTAGGCATTTTTTACCCTTTTCCACACAAAGCTGCTCAAGTAATTCTTTCAAAGCCTTCTCGCGCTCTGTGTCCTTATACTCGTACTTAATGGGCTGCATTTCACTCTCATCGGGGGCAGTCATGCCACTAATAAAGCCAGACGCAATTTGCATAAGACGAAGTGCCTTAACCATGGCTATATCCGCAGTGTAATTGTAGCCTTCTTTTTGGATCACCATGTCCTGTTCAAACTTATGGTAATCGGCCCTTTGTTCCTTGGTTAAAGGTACGGGAATAGTCACGTCAATTTCGCCTGGAAGGTCTAGGCAATCTGCCTTATCGACCGACATACTAACACTAGCCAGTAAACGCCCAAAAAGCTCGGTAGTAGAGGGTTTTGGCTTCCAATCGGGAAAATAGTTTTCCTGTCCCCTCCATTTAGCGTTTTTATCCTCAAAATAGGTCATTCGAAACTGAAAGAAATTGGTAATATGCTTACCTGTTACTAAGCTTTCAAGTGTTGGAAAACCCCCCATAAGGATTTTAAACTGCATAAAAAGATCCATTGGGTTATTTAGAATAGCTGTGCCTGTTAGGTTAAGACGTAATGAGGGCTTAGAATATTTATTTGTCAACAGGTCCAAGGCTTGCGCCATTTTACCTGAGTGACTCTTTGTTCGATGAGACTCATCGTGTACAAATTGCTCCGGTGCCCATTCAATAAAGCTCTTATATAGCGGAGCCATAAGTAGGCTTTCGTAGTTCGTAATGAACACCTTGCCCTTACGTTGCTTCTCTTCATTGAAAGCATTCTGCTGAAATACTTTGAGCCTTTGTGCCCCTGTACCTGTGAGAGCGATAACATCTTTTCGGTCAATCTTAGTGAACTTAAACCATTCTTCACGCCAGTTACCAATGACAATAGGGGGGCAGAAAATAAGGGTCCGTAAAATACGACGCTTAGTATTAAATCGTTCACGCATGATTTGAATAGCGGTCAAGGTCTTACCCGTTCCCGCTTCAAAATGTAAAGCGTAATAAGGTAACGAACGTGCTCGTTTAACGGCCTCTATTTGATGTTGCCACAAGTCTGCCATTCTTTTTCTCCTTAACTTTGACTACCCTTAGACCCTCTACAACGTCTATAAGGTACGCAGCAATTTGTTCGGCCTTCCATTGGCTCTTGTAAGTACGCGAATCTTTGAACACATTAGTCCTTGTTCCTTTGTGCATGAAGGTAATAGCGTATCTCATTTTGTTTTGTGTTCCTGGATAAAATAAACGCCAGCATTTATTAGAATCTCCGCTTTGTTTGCTTTAATATGATCTGAAAACCAGTATGACTCGGCCTTGGTTATTCTATCACCATATTCTTGATTTACTAACCATTCACAAACCCTATCGATCACTTGCTCCGGCGTTAGGTCGCCGGGGAGGACTTCACCTCTCAAAACGTAGCCTTCTACTGAATCATAATCATAACGGCCTTCATGCATTGGCGACCAAAGATCCTCAGAGCATAAAACACCTCCTTTTCCTGTTGGATCGAATTGATCCGCATCTACAGCAATCTTAAAAGCTTCTTCACGGTCCACGTAACGACCTTTGCTAGTCATGAAACCTTGAGATTTGTAGCGTCTACTTAAAACAATTCCAGTGTTTACAGCTTGATGAAAACAGTCACCGTGTGACTTTCCTAACGCAACAAAACCCGTCACTTCTCCTAGTATTGCTGCGTGTTTAATAACTTCTTTCATCCCTCTCCGCTCTGTGCTCATTTAAAAAGTATCCTTTGCAAAATTTCGTCTCTTATAGTGCCTTTGACTACCTCTTCAAGTTGCTGCCTCGTAACACCAAAAATATTAAGTAATGCCTTCAGTAATTGCTCGTCAGTCATCCCTCGCCGCCTTTCTCGGCTGGCAGGACTTCTTTTTCTTCAATTTCAACCAATGTTTTTCCCTCGCTCCAATCAGACAAGCACTTACTGCAAATAGTTTCAGGAAGCATTCCGGTTTTAACCCAACCCTTGAGGGGTGATCTAAGGTTTTCATTTGATCCACACGTCATACAGCTTTTCATTCCACACCCTCCTGCGCTTTGTCTGGTTTGTTTGGGGTCATTTTAAAAATACCCTAACCTTTTATATCGGCTCAGCAGCCTCCCGATAAAACTTTTTTTCTTAATTGTTGAAAAATTATCCTGACATCGCCAACATGGTTGCAATACCCCAGTGTGCGTGTCTTGCACTGCGCTCGCTTCTTTGCAAACAGCACATAAATAATTGTGAGACATAATCATAAATTCTCGGCTAAAGATAAACTCTGCTTTTTCAATTGGCGTTCCCCAAATAACTTCTTTCATAACTTATCCCCACCCTCCTCAAAGCTTGCGCGGATCTGGGCGCATTTTTGCAAAGAGACTTTAGCTCTGCGTCCACCCACTGAATCTTTGCAGTGTTCTTTCTAAAT